ATTTAATAGTAGTGATTAAGTCTGTAGATGCGAATCCGCAGACATGATTTTCTACACCAAAAGTATCTTGATAATATTCGAGAAGTTCTAAAATCCTTACTGCTGGTTCTACACTGCCTCTAGCACGGTATGGAGCCATAGTTAAATTAGCATATACCTCTTTATAGATATCAACATATGATTTAGTATATCCTACATTAATAATGTATATTTCGCCATTGTTGCAAAAATATTTGCCTCCAACTTTATCAACATACCAGACGCCGTCTGCTTCTATACCCCAAATTGGAGGATTATCTGCATTTTGCGCATCAACAGCAGGGTTAGAAAATGCAGGTAGTCCTCGGACTATAGATTCTGCAAATTCATCTACAGTAGTTTGACTGTAATTTTTAAATTTTTCTAGTAGGAAATCTTTCATGGTAATTTATTTATCTGTAAATATCTATATGATTAATGTGCCTTGGGAAAATATAACTGCATTTGGACAGCAAACACTGTTAGATAGTAAATTATTTAACATTAGTTGGATACTAGGACGATTCTGCAATTATAAATGCAGTTATTGCTGGCCGTATGCTAATAGTCAAACACTAGATCATCAAGAGTTAGAAGTTTATATTAAGACATTTGATGAAATTAGAGCACAAGCAAGCCACAACGGCTTTACAAGTTTTCATTGGAGCTTTAGTGGTGGGGAACCCACGGCCTACAAGCATTTTTTGGAAATAGCTAGTCGAGTGTTACTTGATAGCACACACATGACAACTAACTTATCTCCGGGAATACAATGGTGGGAGCGTTGGCTCGTTGCCACTAATTTAAGCAAAAGGCGCAGTATAACAGCGAGTTTTCATCATGAGTTTGCTGATGAGCAAGCATTTGAAGACAAGATACTAATGCTGATGCAGAACAATGTCCTAGTTACTGTTAATCAAGTTATGGTTCCGGAATTATTTTATAACACCTTAGAAAGATGTAGTAGATTAAGAAGCAAAGGAATTAACGTAACCCTAAAGCCGCAAAGCGATCCTACAGCCAGTAAAGTTATTAGTGGTTACACAGATGATATGTTAAAGATTATGCAAGATGATTATCAACAGTCTGTGCTAGGCGAAAACATCTATCAAGTTAGGCTAACAGACGGCACAAATAACTACTATATTGATCAAGCAGAAAGATTTAATGCATTTGGATTTAATCAATTCCAAGGCTGGACTTGCAATGCAGGCTATCAAAGTATTATAATTAGAGGCAACGAAGTTAAAAGAGCCTACAGTTGTAGAGATGAAAAATTAGGAACACTTACTGAAGGTTTTAAGATTTTTGAGAATCCAAAGGTCTGTATTACCAAAAACTGTGTTAGCTCAGCTGATAGTAAAATACCCAAATCTAAGTAAGATGAACAATTTTTTAAAACCAATCGAGATTTTTAATCCCGACTATGATGAGTACCTTAGCATACAATATTCTCTTACCAATGTATGTAACTATGGATGTAATTATTGTTGGCCTGATTGTCATTCTGGTACATCACGTTGGCCCGATTACGATATAATTTGTAAGAACTTTGATCACCTGTTATCTGTTTATAAAAATCATTTTAACAAGAAAAAAATAAGATTTCATTTGATAGGAGGGGAACCCACTCTTTGGCCACGATTGGGGGATTTTTCAAAGTTTATCTATGAGAAACACGGATGTAGAATGACCATGAGTACTAACGGTTCTAGGACTGTGCGCTGGTTTGACGAATATGCAGAATACTTTAACGATATACAAGTTAGTGTTCATCACGAGTTTTGCGATGTTCAACATATAAAAGAAGTTTTGGATTGTATCTATTCTAAAGGAACAGTAATGACTGCGGCTTCTGTATTAATGGATCCGTTGTCTTGGGATAAATGTTTATCCATTATCAATGAACTAGTTAATTATCCTGTAGATTGGATGGTTAAACAAAAGCTAGTAGTAGAACCTACTGGTACAGATATGTCTAAGTTGAATAAAAATTATACACGAGAACAATTAGAATATCTAAAAGATAAAATAAAAAAACTACCTCCTGCAGAATATATTAGTAAGATGAAAGAACTTGATAATATAGAGCAAAATAAAACATCAGCAATAGTAAAATTTAGACATGGGATGACAATGCCGTATGACATATTCAGTTTAAATATTCAAAGATCATATTCGTTTGTTGGCTGGGAATGTAATTTAGGAAAAGACCGAGTTAATATTCGAGCCGACGGAAGGCTACTAGGCGGTTGCGGTGAATTAAAGATATACGGACGAGAACCGTTTTACATTAGCGATCAAAACTTCATTGAACGATTTACTCCAGACGTTGTACAGACAGTAACTTGCTCTATACCAATTTGCGGAGATTCAACAGATATTAAATTATCAAAAAGGAAAATGCATGTTGATTGATACAGAACATTTACATTTTTGGATGTGTGCTATACGAGAAAGCAAAGATCCTAAAAGAACCCTTGATGCCTTTTGGCGCGGACAGATTAAGAGTAAAGAGTGGTTGATAAATCATTTAAAAGCACACATAGGGACTCAACGTGTTAGTATTGAGATACACGGGGGGTGGGTTGGTGTATTAGCCAGTATGCTGTTTCAAAGTGATATTCCTGTAAGATTTATTCGAAGCATAGATATTGATCCTGACTGCGAACCAATTGCCATGATGATGAACAAGTTAGAAGAACAAGATGGCAGATTTAGAGCTGTCACAGCCGATATGTGCAATGTTATAGTACATGCTGATGTGATTATTAATACCTCATGCGAGCACATAAGTCAGGAGCAATACAATAAGTGGTTAGATTCCGTACCTGAACAAAGTTTAATTGTACTACAAAGTAACAATTACAAGATAGCCGAACATATACGAACTGCTAATAATTTAAAAGAATTTGAGCAACAATCAAAAATAAAAGTAATAGTCAGTGATACTTTAACTTTGCCTTTGTATAATAGATTTATGATCATAGGCAAGAAATGAATGTATAGCTACAACAAAATAAAGACCATCCATTTAGAAATAACTTCTAAGTGTCAAGCCGGCTGTCCTATGTGTGCAAGGAACATTCAGGGCGGTGTTGATAATCCCTACATAACATTATCAGAAATTAGTTTTGAAAGGTTTGTAGAATGGTTTCCTAGAGAATTTATAAAGCAACTAGATAGGTTGTTTATGTGCGGAAATCTAGGTGATCCAGTTGTTGCCAAAGACACGCTAGAAATATTTTCATACCTTAAGATAATTAATCCAAACATCCTGCTCAGTATGAATACTAATGGCAGTGCAAGACCAACAGAGTGGTGGGAGGCACTAGCTCGGCTAGGAGTTACAATTCGATTTGGTATTGATGGCCTGGCAGATACACACCATTTATATAGAATTGGTACTGACTTTAACAAGGTTATAACAAATGCTACAGCGTTTATCGATGCAGGCGGGGATGCCGTATGGGACATGCTGGTCTTTGATCATAATCAACACCAGGTAGAACAATGCAGGTTACTGTCAGAGCAGTTAGGATTCAAACAGTTTCATTCTAAGAACACATCAAGATTTAAAGACGATAAATTAAATGTATTAGATAAAACAGGTAAGACAAAGTATGTTATCTTTGCCACAGACCGAAGCAAGGATCTTGCTGAAAAAATAGTCAGTCAGATAGTAAAACCAAAATTAGAAAACAAGATCATCAACTGTAAGGTAAGACAGGAAGGAAGCCTATATATAAGTGCCACCGGAAATGTAAGTCCTTGCTGTTGGTTAGATATGGAGTGGATGCCTCCTTTTAGTTTTAGTAGAATTGACTATATGGATACTATAGGTCACTATCAAAATTTAAACAATCAATCGCTAGAAGATATATTCGACAGCGGATTCTTTGATGCAATAGAATCTACATGGAGCTCTAATCCTTTAAGAGAGTGCTCGAAACAATGCGGAGAAATAGACAGATTTAATGAACAATTCAAGTAAGATATTTTGGAAAAGCCATAATAATAAGACTCTCAAGAGTTGGCAAGAGGACATAGAAGATACTGCAAAAACTTCAACCTTTTGTGTGCTACCTTGGATACACGTAGCCACGCGGCCTAACGGAGATGCAAGGCTATGCTGTGGTAGTAATGCCAGCCAGGCTACTAAAGGAATATCAGATGCGGGACTAGTTAAAAAAGAAAATGGTGAGCCTGCAAACTTTGGTACTGACACGTTGCTCAGTGCGTTTAACAATCAATACATGAAAGACGTTCGAACTACCATGTTAGATGGTAAGATACCTCTCAGCTGTAACAAGTGCTTTGAAGAAGAATCCAACGGTATCACAAGCAAACGTGTATGGGAAACAAGATACTGGAGTAACGAATTAGACATCGATTCTATTATCAAAGATACTAGCGAAGATGGAGTTGTGCCTCCAATTATACATTATCTAGATCTTAGACTAGGTCATACTTGCAATCTAAAATGTGTGATGTGTAGTCCCCACGACAGTAGTAAATGGACACAAGACTACGACAAGTTAATGGCTAAGACTGATAATCAAACTATTGTTAAACAAATATTTTGGAATAAATCGCAGTTCAACAACTATTGGCACGAGCGGCCTGAGCTATGGGAAGAAATATTTGATCAAATTCCTAATATCAAACAACTGTACTTTGCTGGCGGTGAGCCGCTGATGATAAAAGAACATACACGATTCTTAGAAGAAATAGTATCTAGAGGATATGCAGATAAGATCATTGTCAGATATAATTCAAACGGGCTACTGGTTGATGAGTACATTATAGATCTATGGAGCAAGTTTAAAGAGGTAAGGTTGGCTTTTAGTATTGATGCACTTACTGATAGGAATCACTACATAAGATATCCTGCAGACTGGGATACCATTGTAAAGAATCTACATAGATTAGACAACACACCTGACAACATTAAAATTGGTATAGCCTGTGCTGTGCAGATATTAAATGTCAAGCACATAGTCGAGTTTGCCAAATGGAAGATATTACAAAAGTTTAAAAAGATTAATAAATTTACCATAGACGATCAATACGAAGCTGGCGGAGGCATAATCAACATGCACATGTTATACA